CGCGATCGGCCTGGGTCCTTCCGGGCCTCGAGCCCTATGCGGGCGGCTTGCGCGCGGCGTCGCGCTAGTGGGGTGTTTCGGGAGTGATGCAACGGTGTTGCGCCCCGCAACAGGGGCGCAACAGGGCCTGCAACGGGGGATCTAGGGCATGGCGGGCAACGCGCTGCAGGTCGAGCATTGGCCGGTTGGCCGGCTGCTGCCGAGCGCCCGGAATCCGCGCGTGCATGGCGAGGAGCAGATCCTGCAGCTCTGCGCCTCGATCCGGGAGTTCGGGTTCTGCAACCCGGTCCTGGTCGACCCCGAGGGCGAGATCATCGCCGGCGAGGCGCGCTGGCGGGCGGCCGAGCGGCTCGGGCTCGGCGAGCTGCCGGTCATCGTGCTCGGCTACCTCACGCCGCGTCAGCGCGACGCCTACCGCATCGCCGACAACCGGCTGGCGCTCAATGCGAGCTGGAATGACGAGCTGCTCGGCCAGGTGCTTCGCGAGCTGCACGGCGCCGGCGTCGCACTGCCGGTGCTGGGGTTCTCGGCGAAGGAGCTGGACGCGCTGCTAGAGCCGCCGCCGGCGGCGCCTGCCGGGCGCAAGGGCAAGGATGAGGCGGCGCCCCCGCCGGCGGCGCCGGTCACCAGGCCGGGCGATCTCTGGCACCTCGGCGACCACCGGCTGGTCTGCGGGGACAGCACCGATGCCAACGTCGTCGGCCGCGTCATGGCGGGCGGCGCCGCCAAGGTGGCGGTGCTCGATCCGCCCGGCAATGAGCCGGCGGACCTGATCTTCACCGACCCGCCCTATGGGATGGCGTACGGGGGCGGCCGCAAGCGTAGCGACGGGACCGTAAAGCACTGGGGCATGATCCTCGGCGACGATGCCCAGGGCGCCGACCTGACGCGCCTGGTGCATGGCGCGCTCGCTAATGCGGTCAACTTCGCCAAGCCTGAGTCGGCGATCTACGTCTGCCTGACCTGGCGCACCTATGGGGAGTTCGCGACGGCAATCCGCGCCTGCGGCCTGGTGCCGGCGTCCTGCATCGTGTGGAACAAGGGTTCGATCGGCCTCGGCCTGGCGGCGCACTACCGACCCCAGCATGAGTTTATCCTCTACTGCCGCGGCAAGGCGTGGTTCGGCGGCAAGGCCGAGAGCGACGTCTGGACGATCTCGCGGGGCGCGGTTGGCGAGTATGTCCACCCGACGCAGAAGCCGGTCGAGCTGATCGAGCGCGCGGTGCGCAACTCGAGCCGCGCCGGCGACGTAGTGCTGGACGTGTTCGGCGGCTCGGGCTCGACCCTGATCGCATGCGAGACGCTCGGCCGCAAGGCGCGCCTGGTCGAGCTGGACCCGAAGTACTGCGACGCGATCGTCCAGCGCTGGCAGGACTTCACGGGCCGGGCGGCGCTGCTCGCCGGGGACGGCCGGCCGTTCGAGGAGGTCGCGGGCGAACGGCGTTCGCTCGCCGCATAGGCTGTGGACCAGCTCGTCGGGGTGCGCGAGGCGGCCCGTCAGGTCGGGGTGAGCGCCTCGACCATCTCGCGCCAGATCAAGGCGGGCATCATTCCCAACCGCGGCTCGGCCGAGCAGCCGCGGGTCGACCTCGGCGAGGTCCGCGCCGCGCGGGCGCAGAACCTCGACCCGTCGAAGGTCGGCAATGCGGCCGGCATGCTGCTGGGCGAGGCCTCGGCGGCCGAGCCGCTCGAGGAGGACGACGAGGACCTCGAGGCCGAGGAGCCGCGGGCGGCCGGTGGCGCCGGCGAGGCCAGCTATCGAGCGGCGCGCACCGCGCGCGAGGGCTTCCAGGCCGCGCTCGCCAAGCTGCAGTACGAGGAAAAGGCGGGGCTACTGGTGAGCCGCCTCGAGGTCGAGCGCGCGCTGGTCGACGCCAGCCGGCAGGTCCGCGACGCGCTCATGCGGCTCGGCGATAAGCTCGCCGGCGAGCTGGTGGGGCAGACCGACCCGGCGGCGATCGCCCGGGTCATCAACCGGGAACACCGGCAGGTCCTCGAGCGGCTGGCCGAGGTCCTGCAGCAGCGGAGCGAGAGCTAGATGGTCGAAGGGTTCGGCAGCGTGGTCCGGAGGGCGGCGGCGGCGATCGTGTTCGGGTCGCTCGCGCTCGGCCTGGCGCCGGATCCCGTGCTCACCGTCACCGCCTGGGCCGAGGAGGCGCGCTATGTCGCGCCGGAGTCCTCGCCGCGGCCGGGCCGCTGGTCGACCGCGCTGGTGCCCTATCTGCGCGAGGTGATGGACTGCCTGTCGCCATGCATGGAGGAGGTCCGCGAGGTCACCTTCAAGAAGTCCGCGCAGGTCGCCGGCACCGAGGCCGGCATCAACCTGATCGGCATGATCGCCACCCGCGCGCCCGCGCCGATGCTGGTGGTGCTGCCGACCGTCGACGAGGCGAAGAAGTACAACGACGTGAAGCTGCAGCCGGCGATCGACGCCTCGCCCGAGCTGCGGGCTCGGGTGCGCGACCAGCGGAGCCGCTCGGAGCGCGGCTCGACCACGCTGCATAAGAAGTTCCCGGGCGGCTATTGCCAGATCACCGGGGCGAACAGCTCCAAGGGCCTGCAGATGATCGCGGTCAAGATCATCATCAAGGAGGAGCTGTCGGAGTGGCCGTTCGACGTCGACGGCCGCGGCGACCCCGACGCGCTCGCCGACAAGCGCGCGACCGCGTTCTCGAAGGACTGCAAAAAGTTCAACTGCTCGACCCCGGGGATCAAGGGCATGTGTCGCATCTCGGCGAAGTACGAGGCCAGCGACCAGCGGCGCTATTACGTCCCCTGCCCGCATTGCGGCCACGAGCAGGTGCTCAAGTGGGAGGGGCTGCGCTACGCCGAGACCTGGCCGCATCGCGCGGTCTATGCCTGCGAGGCCAACGGTTGCGTCATCGAGCACCACCACAAGCCGGCGATGCTTGCGGCCGGGCGCTGGATCGCCGGCCAGCCGGGCGAGGGCCGGCAGCCCGGGTTCGCCATCAACCAGCTCTATTCCCCGTTCGTCGACTGGGACGACACCGTGGCGGAGTGGATGAAGGCCAAGGGCGACCCGATCAAGGAGAAGGTCTTCACCCAGCAGGTGCTGGGCGAGCCGTGGGAGGCCAAGGGCGAGGCGCCCGACTATCTCAAGCTGTTCGCCCGGCGCGAGGACTACCCGCTCGGCCGCCTGCCGCCCGGCGCCATGATCGTCACCGCCGGCGTCGACGTGCAGGCCGACCGGCTCGAGTTCGCCGTGTGGGCCTGGGGCCTGGGAAAGACGTCCTGGCTGGTCGATCGCGGCGTCATCCCGGGCGACACCGCCGGGCTCGAGACCTGGGCCAAGCTCGGGCCGGTGCTCGCCCGCCAGTACGAGGATTGGCAGGGCCGGCTCTGGCCGATCGAGGCCGCGGCGATCGACTCCGGCTACAACACCCATACCGTCTATGAGTGGGTCCGCCACCAGGGCGACCGGGTGTTCGCCGTCAAGGGCATGCCCGGCCACCTGGCGCCGGCGCTCGGCACGCCGAGCCGGCAGGAGGTCGACTGGCAGGGCAAGCGGGTGCGCGGCGGCATCCTGCTCTGGCCGGTCGGCACCTGGACCCTCAAGTCCGCCACCTATGCCGGGCTGCGCAAGACGATCGAGGGGCCGGGCTCGGACGGGACCTTCCCGGCCGGCTATGTCCACCTGCCGATGGCGCTGGACGAGGCCTACCTGCAGCAGCTCACCGCCGAGTACCTGGTCGCGCATGAGCGCGGCGGCCTGCAGGTGCAGGAATGGGTGAAGCCGCGGGACGCGCGCAACGAGGCGCTCGACTGCCGGGTCTACGCCGCCGCCGCCGCGGTGCATCTCGGGATCGACCGGCTGTCGCCGGCGGACTGGCTCACCCTCGCGGCCGAGCGCGGCGCCCCGCCGGCACCGCTGCAGGGCGACCTGGCGGCCTTGTGGGCGCCGGACCTGGCGGCGGCCGCCGAGGCGCCGCCGGCGCCGCCGCCGGCCGCGGCCGAGGCGAACGGCGTTCGCCCGGCGGGCGGTGGCGATTGGCTCGGCGGCCGCGGCCGCGGCTGGCTCTAGGGGGACGCGATGGCGATCACGCAGACCGACGTCGACAACCTCGAGCGGGCGCTCGCCTCGGGCGAGCTGAGCGTCGTCTATGAGGGGCGCTCGGTCACCTATCGGTCGATCGACCAGATCAAGGCGGCGCTCGACTATGCTCGCGGCCAGCTCGCCGCGAGCACCCCGGGCGGCGCCGTGACGCAATCCTTCGCCGCTTTCGATCGAGGCTGACCCATGAGCTGGCTCGAGAAGGGCATCGCGGCGCTGTCGCCGCGGTGGGCGGCGGAGCGCGCCTTCTACCGCGCGCAGCTCGAGGCGGTGCGCGGCTATGACGGCGCCAAGGGCGGGCGCCGGCAATCGAGCTGGTCGCGGCCTTCGACCTCGGCCAATGCCGAGATCGCCACGGCGGGCGGCAAGCTGCGCGACTCCGCCCGCGACCTGGTGCGCAACAACCCCTATGCGAAGAAGGGAAAGCGCTCCTACGTCTCCAACATGGTCGGTACCGGGATCCGGCCGCGCGCCAGCACCGGCAACAAGGGCCGCGACGCGCGGATCAATGCCGCGTTCGAGGCCTGGCGGGCGGAGTGCGACGCGGACGGGCTGCTCGACTTCTACGGCCTGCAGGGCCTGGTCGCCGGTGCGCTCTTCGAGTCCGGCGAG